GTCGGCCTCGAACCAATACCAAGTGTCCTTGTTTCCACTGTGCTGGAGGTGGCGAACCGTCCGCGCCCAGAGGTGGTTGGCACTCTGGGGCCAGCCGAGTTCGCACTCGGAATCAGGGACAAAAAAGTTAGACTCAGAGAAAAGCGGGGCTAGTTGCTCTCTCAAAGCAGCAGCGTCGGCAAAAGTATTGTAAGCCCCGACGACCAAGAGTTTGTGCCGACTCAGATTCCCTAAAAGCGCCATGTGCCCGGCCAGCTTGGTGGCGAGCTTGAGGTCGACTTGGGAAACGGGCAGGACGAGGAGCATGGTTTACGGAGTTATTACTTTAGCACGGTGTCGAGGATTTCCCAATTATCCGGCTGACGGTGGAGCCGCGGCGAATAGCAAATCTTCTTCCTTTTCTTAATCTCGTCAAATCGCCAGAGGACGAACTGCTTCAGGTCGGGAAGCCAGGCGGCGAGGATCTGGAAGTCGCCGCGAGCATAAGCCTTCTTGGTTTTCTTGCCGCGGCTCGTCATCACTCCGTAGTTATTGCGGTGCGGGTTAAAGGTCGCGGTTTTTACCTGAACACTGATGGGTCGTTTCGGGGGACGGAGAATGACGAGGTCGGCGGCATGGGCATGACCGAGCGGCACGTAGACTTTCCAGCCACGCCCATCGGCTTCATAAATAAACCTTACCTCGGCCGAGGTGCCTTTTTCACAGTCAGTCATGCAGCAACGGCGTGGACTAAAGGTGCCACCTTGCCGAAGATTTCAAAGGTCGAGTTGCGCCGGACGAGGTGCGGAATGCGGAGTGCATTCTGCCGATCGACCTCGACGGCGGCATCTGTCTCGGTGAAAAAGCGGTCGGTCTTGTAGAGGTGACGGGTCGCGAGGCGGTGGCTCTTGAGCGTGACACGCTCGCCCGTGCTGCGGGAGATCACTTGCCATCCGCCCGGCGGGAGCGCGTTGCGGTCGACATCCGGCGGCGGACTGAAGGGCGGGATCTCGAAGTGGGATATCCCACCGTCATAACAATAGGTGCCGTCTTTGCGCGGGTAGAGACAGTCCGGCGTCCACAGACACGTCTCTTGGATGAAGGGCACTCCAAGTCCAATAGCCAAGCCCATCGGGCTCGACTGGTTGCCGATAAAGAGATCCGCCCCCGCGATCAGCTTGGCCAGTTCGAGGTAGTCGTTGGTGATGGCATACTCGGCATGGACCTTGGTCACCCGACGCAGTTCCTCGACCTCGTGCGGCAACCCGACAAAGAGCATCTTCGTGCCGAGGGCTTCACCGATAAGATCCCACCGGAAGTAAGGGTTGTGGTAGCGCGGGCTGCGGTGACAGACGACCCGCCCCCGTGCCCGCGCCGAGGGGGAAACTTTTAACCAAGGATCAGGCACCGCGTTCGCATTGACCCAATCGCTTTGCAGTTCCATCAGGCTGACCCCGTAGATCAGCCCGCCATTACGGAACGTGGAGAAATTGACGCAGTGCTCGTTCTTCGGCGCATCCCCGTGAATCACCTTGCCGATGTAGTCTTGGGATTCGAGGAGCGGACGAAGCACGTTGGCCCGCTCGGGCGTCATCTTTGCGGTCCACGGACGGGAGTTCAGATACAGATCCCCGCGCCCGAGTTCCCTCATCGAGGGCAGCGCGTAGAGGACATCCCCCAAGTCTCCGGAGTGGAAATAATTCACGACCAATCGTCGTTAGCTTCTTCGCGTGTTTCGGTCTCGTCCTCTTGGAACATAGTGTCTTCCTTGGACAACACCTCGGTCACCGCATCGACGGCCTGAAGCCAATCCGGCGCGGTCAGCGAAATCATCCGCAGTGGCGGTGCATTCTTGCGAAGCTCTTCAACTGTGACGCGATACGACATTGTGCGGTTATTATACCGCCGAATGGTATTACAACCAAACGCGGAGGTTCTTTAGGTTGTTAGCTGCCGGAGGAGCGTGTCGGGGAGGCGCTTGGGCCAGTAGGCGATCTTGCGGATGTGGCAGTTGGCGTTGTTCCCGCCGAGCGCAATAGACCCGATATAGCAATGCGTTGATTGTGCGGCTGGCATATTGCCCGACGTGTCTGCCACGCCAAGGGTTCCACCTCTCGCCGCTTGAAAATCGTTTCGCTTAAATGCGCCCGCGAATTTGATGACATCTTGAATTTGCGGCACCGAGCCAACACCAATGACTGCCTGACTAGTTGCGCCACTTACTGCCGATAGAAACGGAGTGCTGTTGTCACTGGTAATAATACCAATTCGCTCGTCGTTTGTGTTGTTGTTAAATTGGAGAACTCCACGATTGCCGCGGGCTCCGGCATACTCCGCAAACACTGTCCCCTCAATCTGATTATAGAACGAGCTAATCGGCGTAACGACGGCACTATCCGCTGCGCGTGTAGCGGCGGCGGATGTCGTCGGGATGTAGCTGGTGGGGAAGGCGCCTGCTTCTAGTTGGGCGCCCCAGATGTAGAGGCCGGAGGTGCCGTCGCCGGTGTAGTTGCCGCCAGATGGATTGTCCAACAAGTTAATACCCGCATTTTGCGTTGCCGACGAAGTGGCCGTTGCTGATATTGAGACACGCCACCAACCGTTGCCAACGCTCGCTATAGAAGAATTTGTAACGGTGGCGCTGGCATTGGTAATGGCTCCAGTGTCAAGATTGACGAATATGGATGGTAGGGTTGTAAAGGCATTGCCAGCATTGACAATGTGCATTGAGATTTGCGCGTTGGCTCTTTCTGCACTTTTTAGAAAAACAGAAAATGTATAAGCAGTGCCGCTGACAACCGAGTAACTTGGAGATCCTGCGCGATGACTGTTCGTGGGTGTTGTATCTTCAATAAGTTTGTCTGCGCTCGACGTGCCATCAGGGGCCGTCACTGCATTGGCGGTTATTGTGGCCCTTGTTTTTGACCACGCAGCGTCATCAAGCTCGGCGCTGCGCTGAAGGCTATTCGTCCGCGCCTCCTCAATCAGCAACCCACGCGACTCACCGGTCACCGGATCGTGGTCGAAGCGGGGGACGTTGGTTCCTGCGATTTTTAAGGTGCCGTCGGCGTCGAAGAAGGTGGCGTTCGATGCCCTCGTAAAATTGATTGCCGATCCAATCCCGTGATTAAGCGTCTTCTTACTGACAAAATTCCGGTAGAATGAACCGAACATGAAATCCAAAGCCGGAGGCAAACCGCCTACAACTTTGGCCATCGAACGCTCCAAAGAGTCGCCGGCCAACGCCGCGTTATTCTCTGGGAAATAGCTAGGCATTAAGCTCGTTGAGGGCGCTGACAAACTTAAACATCAGCGTCTCGTTGGAGTCGGTCGGAAGCGGTGCATAGGACCCGTTCAGCTTGCTGCTGACGAGCGACAGAGCTTTCTGCAAAAGCCGCTCAAAGCTGTCGCTCGGCAATGGGGTGTCACCTTCTGGAAAGTATGATGGCATTAAGGTGTTATGATACATCCTCAAAATGATTGGAGCAACTGACCCGACCGCCGCGGGGCATACTTCGAAGTCATCGTCGACTTCCAACTGCTCATCCCGCGGCGACTCCCGCCAGTCTCTTGGGGAGGACGCAGCCCGAACCGTTCACGGACAACATCGAGCATGACGAAGGCGGCGTCAGCCACGTCGGGCGATCGGCCGATCCTGGCCTTCATATCGGTTTTCGACTCGACGACCACCTTCATCGATCCGGACTTACGGGTGTCGTAGTTCCGGCTGGTCATCTCCCGAGCCAGATCCGGCCCGATCCCTCGTAACTGACCATTCTGCAAAAACTCCTTCGCGCCGAACCAAAGCTCGGTCACGCGGTTGACGTATTTATCTTGGGCCGCGGTCGCATCGTAAGCCGAGAGCGAGCGCCCCGAGGGAGCACCGCCGAAGTGGACCCGGAGGAACTCATTCGATCCGCAGACCGTGGCCAGGGCATCGCAGAACGGGACACCGCCGCCCGTCACGTCGACCCCGATGTTTCGCCACGGCACCCCAGCTTTGACCACGATGTCTTTGATCTTCTTGGCAATCTGGAAGGTTCGCGGCTCGGGGTTGCTCGCCTCCTCGTCGAGGTAGTGGAATTCGTCGAAGGAAACCTGATCGACCCCGTCTTTGTTCTGTCCAAACGAACCTAGATAAATCACACATCTGTCCCCGCCGCTCACAAAGGAGGGGTCGATGCCGACGATTCGTTCGACGCGGCCCCTCCACATGGGCTTCTGATCGGCTTGGAAGCGGATGATTTCGGCCTCAGAATAGATGGCTTTGCTGACCGCCTGCGGTGGCCAAAAACCTCTGTAGTCTCTCCAAAAAATCGGGTTGTCCTCACCGAGTCGTTCACGAGCCTCGTCGATCTTCTCCCACTTCTGGATCGGCCACTTGTTCTCACCGGCCAAGTAGTTCGGATTCTTGAGCGCATCGAGGTGGAGACAAACGCCACCCAGCTTGGTTTCCCACTTCTCGTCGTTGACCGTAATGCTCCCCCACCCGTTGATCGGCTCGACGAATCGCCCGAAGGGATCGTAGTAGGAGACAGGGTTCGCCGCCGCACAAATGTGGAGAAACGGGTTGTTCGAAAGGTTCGACATCGCCGTGTCGAGGAAGGCATGACCCAACTCACTCAACTCGTCGGCCGCAACGATCACCCGCGGAGCCTTCATACCCCTCATTTTGCCAGTGACTTCCGAGGTCTTTTTCGCCTCGGCCGGAATCAGATACACACCCGCTTGCTCCATCCGCTCGCCGTTCCGGATCGTGTAGATGGCCGGAGTCGGAGTGTCTGCCAATTTTCCGGGCGCGACATGCTTGATGCACGGCCAATACCTCTGGATTGCACCCCAGACCCGTTTCTTCGCGTCACGAATGCTCGTGGATGTGACCAATGAGAGCGTGTGGAATGGCGCGGCCAGCCAATTCAGCAAAGCCCAGACCGCCATGAATTCCGACTTGCCGGACGAGCCGCAGCCTGCGAAACCGACAAACTTGCTATGACAGCACTCGTAAAGCATATCGTCCGCCCACGGATGCCAGATAAAGTTCTCCGTCTTCTTGTGGAAGAACATTTGGGCCGCGTTTTTGAAGTGGGCTTCCTTGGCAAGCATCTCCCCCACCCGCTCTTTTTGACGGAAGCAGTAAAGCTCGACCGCCCAATCGGCGGTGTCCTTTTGCCACCAAAACCCGTAACGCGGAAAGTATCCCGCGGGCTGCGGTTCGCCGGGCTTAATGAGACTGCAAACACTCATCGCCACTCAAAATGGGCTGAAAAGCCCGCCCCAATCTGCTCCAAAATAAACCCCAGCCACTATCCCTCTGTAAAAGAGCCTTTTACGGAAGTGGCACTCTGCTTCGAATCCTGTCGCCCCGACTTTTTTCATTTGTCGTAAGTCACTCGATTTACTCTGTTAGACAAAAAGTTACGTAATCCGGACATCATATAATGTTATGTTGTTATGTATGATTTTGAACGATTGGAGCAGATTTTTGTCCCAAAATAGACATGAAGAACCACGAAATCCCTGAGCTTATTGAGACAAAAAACGGCCCAGCCAAAGTGCGTTTTGGCGGAGCGGAGGTGGAGATCCGAACGGAACAAAACGGACGATACTTTCGACACGTATTGCACTGGCACGTCGGCACGCAAAAATTTCGCCGCAATATCTCCGATCGAAACGAAGCGATCGATGAAGCAAAGCGCATTGTGCGTGACCTCGCCCGCGCCGAGGGAACCAGAACATCCGTTCATTCGGGGGATATTGTATTCCTTAATGAGTGTTTGCGCAAAGTTGGTGGTAGGAGCCACATGCTTTCGGCGATCGAACTTTACCTCCGCACCCACGCAATCGGAGGGCCACGCAAGACGATCGGCGACATCTGCGATGAACTCGAAGCGGAATTGACGCTGCGTGAACAAAGCGAAGACGTGTCGCATGAGCATTTGAAGAACGCCAAGTATGAAAACGGCGTGCTCAAGAAGTGGTTCGGCTCGATGACACTCCAGCAGATCACGAGCGAACTGGTGAAAACCAAACTCCTCGAAAGCGACTACAGCCGGACAACCAAACGCAATATCGTGCGGGCGCTCAAGGCCCGAGAGAGCTTCGCCAAACGCAAACGCTACGTGCCGAGGGAGTTTGAATCTCCGTTTGAGGACATCCCGCTACCAAAGGCCAAGACCGAAAAACCAGCGGTTTTCACTCCGGAGGAACTGACCCGACTCTTCATCGTGCTGCGGCCCAGGCAACTCCTCTACGTGGCGACGGTAGCTTTCGGGGGCTCCCGCCGCGCCGAGTTCCAGCGGATGAACGCCGGCCATTTTGTCGATGAGGAGAACATTGCCTGCATCGATGCGGATATCGCCAAGACTTCGGCCCGCCGCACCTTGGACATTCCGGATAACCTCCGGGCTTGGATGGATATTGCCGAGAAACCGGAGACGGGGCTGCTGGTGTCCAAACAGGCGGTCGTCAAAGTTTCCGCAGAGAAGGCCAACCTTGCGGCGGTCGGGCTGGCTTGGAAGCAAAACGTGCTGCGGCACTCATTCATTTCCTACCACTGGGCCAAATACCGCACCCCGCACCTGACCGCGGAACTGGCTGGAAACTCCGTGGATATCATAAAGGCGACCTACAAAAGCCTCGTAACCCCCTCGGCGGCAGAGGCATGGTTTAATATCACACCGATATCAGTGCGGGCTTATGCGGAAGAAAAAGGCTTGTCTCACTTAATAAAATGGTGAACAACCACACACGCCCGATGTCTAAAGCTATTGAAAGGAAAACCCAAAAACCCATGAGCACCACAAAACACGGTCGTCTGAAACCAGGCACCGAGCGTGTTAGCTATGTCGAAAGTAAAGGAACCTCCGCTGCCCTGCGCCTTTTGGCCGCAGCCAAGCAGACCAACGTGAGTTCCCTGATTCGCGAAGCTACCGTTCAATACCTGGCCAAAGAAGACCCAGATAAAACGCTGTCCCGCGTTGCCGATGAGTTGGCCGTCTACAAGGCCGACACCAAGGAAGAACGCGCTGCCGACAGCCTCGATCCACAAATGCAAAAAACCATTGCTGCCCTGCTCCGGAAACACCGGAACGGGTGACGCGGTGCCGCGGGGATTGAACCCCGCGGCTTCTTTTTCACTACGCCGTAATAACCATAACAACACCCGAAGTAATAGAAACGCCCATAAATGATGACAATAAACCTCACCAGTAACCAAAAATCCGAACTCGACGAAGCGGCTCACTACTGCTCCTTAACGCCAGAAAAACTTGCCTCCCTATTTGTCGAAGACGGATTGCGGCTGTATCGTGACAGCCGTGACGAATTCAGAAACACCCTCCCTGACGGAGAAGATCAATAACCTTCGCAACCCGAAGTTGATCCGCTCATTCGCCAGCGACCCCGAACTCGAAGACCGCCTCAAAAAGGAGTCAGAGAGTTCGGGGCGCTCAATGAGCGCGGTCATTCGCACTGCGTTGCGTAAATTCTTCGGGTTGTAGTAATAACACCATAATGACTAGCATGACGATCGAGTGCGCCTCGTTTCGGGCGATCCCGATTTCCGAGGGTCGGGTCCGACTGGAAATCACCGAGCCGGCGGCTCCACGCAAAGAAGTCTACGGCGCGGGAGAAGCGGTTGCCCGGTTAAGCGAACTCTTCGGGAAACCGATGGGCCGGAACTGCCTCACCTACTGGCGCAAACAGGGACTCCCCTGCATCCGCTTGGGTGAAAAGAAAATCGTCTACTCGGACGATGAACTCGTGAAGTGGGCGCAGGGCCGGATGACTTCTTGCATCCCGTGAACTCCAGGCAAAAAGGCAAACGTGTCGAGCGCCTCTGGCGAGATCAACTCCGCGAGGCGGGGTTCTTGAAGGCTTTCCGCGGTCAGCAGTATTGCGGTGCCGCTGGGGACGCCGACGTTGTCTGCCCAGAATTACCGACGATCCACTTCGAGGTGAAGGGGGTGCAAAACCTGAACGTCCTCGCTGCGATGAAGCAAGCGATCGCCGACAGTGCGAAAAGTGGCCGGACGCCGACAGTCGCCCACAAGAAAAACGGCGAGCCGTGGTTGGTCACCATGCTCGCCGCTGATTGGCTTCGGCTGGTGAAGGACTCCGACTGGGTCAGTCCAGCAGACTCCCCAGCAATTCCCGATTCTGTGCCTCCCGGCGTTCAGCCCGCCGTTCTCTATTCACACGGATTCGTTCCATCACCGCGTCTGATTGATCGGACGAGTAGTAATACCGATTGCCCTGTTTCTGAACATACGTGATCCCGTTCGGAGTATTCAGGTCGATCACGTAAAAGTTCCCGTCGCCAGCTAATGCGGTTCCCGTAAGGAGACCCGCTACAAGTATTGAGTTAATAATTTTCATCATAAGGTAAGACTCAGCACATGCCCGCAGCGTTCAAACTCTTCCCATACCAAGAGAAAGCCGTCGAACGGCACCTGAAGATCCTCGACTCGGTCGGGGCCAGCCTGGACGGGACCGGGTGCGGAGGCGGGAAAACGGTCATCGCGAGTGCCCTTGCTGCACGATATGCGTTAAAAGTGTGCGTTGTATGTCCTAAATCGGTGATTTTCAAATGGACAGAAACCCTGTCCAGCTTCGGGGTGAACCCCCTATTTGTCCTTAATCCCGAAAAGTTACGGGTCGGGAACACGCCTTGGCTTAAAAAGACTTCCAAAGGAGGGAAGAAGGTCGCCTTCGAGTGGCAGCTTCCCGAGCGGTGCCTTTTGATTTTCGACGAAACGCACATGTTCGGGGCCTATAACAGCCAGAACGGGAAGATGCTCGAATCCGCTGCGGGGAACCATGCCGTCCTGATGTTGAGTGCCACGGCCGCGGAGTCCCCACTCAAGATGAAAGCGATCGGGGTAAACCTCCGGCTCTTCACTTCGGGCTACTTCTGGAAATGGGTGCGCGAGATGGGGGCCGAAGAAGGGCGCTGGGGTGGCCTCGAATGGAACCCCCGCCGGCCGGAGAACAAGGAGAAGATGGAAAGGCTCCACCATTCGGTATACACGAACCGCGGATACCGCGTGTCTGAGGAGGAGCTACGCGAGCAGTTACCGGATCTCATGCTCTCGGACGAGCCCCTTTGGCTCTCAGATAAAGACCGAGCTACCGTAAAGGCGCTTTATGACGAAATGGCTGATCCAGAGGATCCGGGCGGTGTTAAAAATCTCCGGCAGCGACAAGCCCTTGAAACGGTCAAGGTCGCGTATCTGGTGGAGCGTGCCCAGGAGATCGTCGAATCAGGCGGCTCGGTGGTTCTCTTCCTGAATTTCCATGAAAGTATCGACCAAGCACGGGCACGCCTTGAAGGCGCGGGTGTCATCGACGGACGCGAAACGGCCAAAGCCCGAGCGGAAACCCAACGCCGGTTCCAAGAAAACGAACTCCGCTGTGTCATCGTCCAGATCGCGGCGGGCGGACAATCCATCGACCTACACGACGTGGTCGGAGAGTTCCCACGTGTTGCACTTATTTGTCCGCAATTCTCCGGCCTCGTGGAGGAGCAGGCTCTTGGAAGGATACGACGGGTCGGGGCCAAGTCTCGCGCACTCGCTCTAAGGCTCTACGCACCAGGCACCGTGGAGCAGGGAGCCCTACGTCTAACCGAGGAAAAACGGGAAAACGTAGGAATTTTGAATGCAGGAAAAAATAATTTGAACAATGGGGTGAACACCCCTGTCTCACCCCCTATGCAGGTAATAACGCCGCAAGCACATAACACGGAGCACAGCGAACATTCGCCCTCCTCGCTTAAAGAAAAAGCCAAGTGCCCCGGATTCCGCAACGACCAGACTCGTGACCAAAGCGCGGCCAACCGCGGAACGCTCGGCCACCTTGCGGTGGAAAAGGAGAACCTCGATGTGATTCCGCCGGATGATCCGAAGCTGCGCGAAGCCGCCGAGATGTGCCTTCGGTATCTGGCGGCTCTCCGCAAGCCCCTCGTAAACGCGCAGGAGCTTCGGGAGCAGCGTTACAACGTCCTCGATCAGTTCGGGCACATCGATCATATCATCCTGCACGGCGGAGACAAAGCCGAGTTGGTCGACTACAAATTTGCTTTCGGAGCATACACCGCGGATTCGCCGCAGTTCTGGGCCTATGCCGTCGGGTTGTGGGATGCCCATCCCCAAATTGAACAACTGACTGTTCATGTGCTCCTCCCCTTCCAAGGGGTCATCGACCGCGAGACGTGGCACCGGGAAAGTGACTACGATCGTTTGTCCTCACAAGTTGCGGCCATCATTGCCGCAGCGCGGCGCGATGACCCCTTGACCTACCTTACTGGGGCACACTGCGCTTGGTGTGCAAAGCAAGCCAGTTGCCCGAAACTCTCGTCGCTCGCACTGACGATCGCTTCGGAATACAAGGCCGACGAGTTGACCCTGCCGGCGCAATACGACCCGGCTAATATCTCTGACCCGAACGTCATAGCGTTCGCCAAGAAGGCGGCACCGATCATGCGGTCATGGGCCGACAAGGTCGATGCCCGCGCCTTGGAAATGCGGATGCAGGAAGGGATCGAGATTCCGGGGTTCGAACTCGCCGAGCGCAAGTCACCTTTCAAGATCACCAACGCACAAGCCGCGTGGGAAACAGTCAAAGACAAAATCAGTCCCGAAGCCTTCGCAGCCTGCGCCGAGGTCTCAATCGGGGCACTAGAAAAAGCCATCGCACGGACCGCGAAACGCGGCGAGATGGCCCGATCCAAAGAACAACTTCGTGACGCATTGGTGGATGCCGATGCGGCCAAGAGCGAGGGCTCTTATCACTACCTAAAAAAGACCAAGTAATAACGCCATCAATAATTATGGGAAAAGTATCGTTTGAAGAGGCCGTTGAGGCCCAAGTCATCGAGGAAGCCGGTAGCAAAGCAGTCGCCGTCCGCCCCGAAGCACAGGTCGCCATCATCGGCGAAGACCAAGCAAAAGGAATCTACGGAGAGTTCGGCGCTGACGACATCAAGCTGCCGCGCCTGAACCTCGTGAACAAAGTCGGCGATCTCTCGAATCTGTTCACTCCGGGCACCTATGTCATCAACAAGGAACACCAGATCAACGACATCGATCCGAAGAACAAGGGTTTGGGCAATCCGCTCAAAGTCATCGCGGTTCGACTGAAGGTCGAATACCAGGAGTCGCTCCCCTTCGATCCGGACGTTCGTCCTCGCGTCTTCCAGACCGCGGAAGAAGTTCGCCTCTCCGGAGGTCAGGTCGCTTACGGCCGCGGCGAAGGTAAGTTCGCCAAGGTCGGTCACATCGAGTTCTTGATCCAAGAGCCCGAGACACTGAGCGAGGAAGCGGCCACGACGTTCTTCTACGTCCTCGGCGAGAAACGCTACGCTCGTGTGATCTACACCGCATCGTCGACCGCTTACGCAGAGACCGCGGCGATCCTCTACAGCGACTTCAAAGTCGGTCACTTGAACAAGACGGGCCTGTTTGGCGGCTTCTACTCCCTCGGCTCGAAGCTGAAGACCGGAGACAAAGGCACCTGGTGGATTCCGTCGATGAAGACGGCCGGTGAAGTTCCCGCGGAACTGCAAGCTGAGATCAAAGGACTGCTCTAATGGGCTTCGATAATCTCCGCTTTCGCGATCCGGAGGGGCTTGAGAACAACGGCTATAGCCGACTCGCCGGCCCCTATAACCAGACAGAAGAAGCCATGTTTACTCGGCTGATCGCCGACGCCAAACGGGCAAACAAGACTGTCGCTTTCAGCGGTTCATCTGACCGCGTGGAAGTCTGGCAGAAGAGCATCTAATGCATTTCCCCGGTGGGAGGTTTTCGGCCGCTCATGGGCCACGGGTTCTTCCTCCCGCCGGGGACCACTTTTATGGATACCAATACTGAAGTTCTAACTTACATCGAAAAAACGGCCGAAGCTCTCGGCATCACGACCGACATGGGGCGCAAAGCGTTTCGTTCGTTCTGTGAGGCTGCGGTTCTCCTCGACACCAAGCAGCGCGACTACGGGAGCGCAAACATAAGCGCCTTCGGAGAGCGCGGCATCGTCGTCCGTATGAACGACAAGGTCGAGCGGCTCAAGACTCTCGTCTGGAATGGCGCGTCACCGGAACATGAGAAGGTTTCTGACACTTGGTTGGATATCGCCAACTATGGGATCATTGGTCTTCTCTGCCACCGCCAGGAGTGGAAATGACCGCTCGTCGATTCTGTTCCGCACTGGCGATGGCTATCACCGCGGCCGTGGTTGTCGGGTTCGGCTCTGCCTATATGGAAATGCAGAAGCGCAACGCGATGTCGGATGAACTGGCTCAATGGGAGTTGAGCGAGTGGAAGGAGAATCTCCTGACCGAGCGCCAACGCGAATTTATCGGAGGAAGCAAATGATCCCGATCGTCGGACTATTCGTTTCCTGGGTCGGTCTATTCGGATTCGGAGCATGGCTCGCCGCCAAAGGAGGAGACGCGAAGTGAGAACTTACACTGTCGTTATCGACGAGGACGTTCCTCTCGCAGACAAGAAACCCGGCGAACAGTCGCGGTATCAACACCCGCTGTCATACCTACTTGGTAAACTGAAGGTCGGCGACTCGTTCATCTATCCGGCCTCGACCCACGAACACTTCAACGGACTGCGCTCGATCGCTCACAGCATCGGCCGGCGTGGAAAGATGAAATTCGCGACCCGAGCCGTCACCGACAGTGAAGGCGTGGATCGGCTTCGCTTCTGGAGGTTGAAATGAACCCCGAAGGATTCTTTCTCGTCGGGATGGGCTTCGGGCTTTTGCTCGGCGGGCTCTCTGCCTACGGGGCGATCTTCGCTTGGGCCATCAAACGCGGGAGGGAAGAAGACGATGCCAAGTGATCCCGATCAAGACCGCGACGAGGCGCAAGGGATGGACGCTGAAGAGGCCCATTACTGGGCCAGACGCAACGACCCAATGGAGCAGTATTGCGAATACTGTGAAGGCTTCTACGGCGAGTGTAACTGCGAAGAAGAACGTGAAGCGGATCGCAAGGCGGAAGAGGAGGAGGAATGAGTTATGCCGCACGTTTTGGAGAATCTCGCCTACGCCAAAGCCTGTTTACGCAAGCGGCCGTTCGAGTCCAAGGAAGCAGCATCAGCAGAACGGTCGGAGGACTTCACCGTTTACCAATGCCGATACTGCAAAAAGTGGCACCGATCCTCACGACCCCATCTCAAACAACGGCTCCTCGAACGGAAGAAGCGCGAGCGGACAGAGGTGCGGGTCAAAGCCCTGCGCAAGCGGGCGATTCTCAAGCAATTCTATGAACACTGACTACACCATCGGTCGCATCAATTTCGGACCGCGTGACTCTTTCACAACGCTCGGACAACTGATCGACGAGATCGCGGCCCAAGAGGAACTGGTCGATGACCTTTGCCTCTTTGCTGGAGACCTTCTCACCGAGATCGAGTGGCTACGCGCACAGCTTCCACCGCCGGCATTGTTTAATCCGGAACAACCAATCTACGAGCTATGACTTTGCCGGGGGAGACCACTGAATCAAACAATCCGTCTGGGAGGGCGGAGCGCCAACCAGTCCTCCCCCGGCATCCCTCTGTCGCGATCGACTTCGAGAGCTACTACGACAAGGACATCTCGGTCACCACGATGGGCGCTTGGAAGTATGCTCGCGAAACCGACATCTACATGGTCGCGATGTATTTCGACGACGGGACTTGTTTCGTCGGCCAGCCAGCAGATGCGCCTTGGTCCGAATGTCACCTGCGCGATTGGATTATGCACAACGCGGCCTTCGATCTGACGCTCTTCGATGCCCTCGTCGAGATCGGCAAGGTGCCTGGGGTTAAGCCGCGCTACGTCTTCGATACGGCCGACCTCGCTGCCTACCTCGGATACCCCAGGTCGCTCAAGGAAGCAGCCAAACATCTCCTCGGGATCGAGATGAGTAAGTCGACCCGAGACAACATGAAAGGAATGAAATGGACCAAGGACTCTTAAAAGTATTCCAAGCCATCTCCGGATGGCGCACACCCGAAGAATTCGGCCACGAGAACGATGGCTATGTCACGTTCGAGGAAGACCGCAAAACCCACTGCCGTTCGGCTTTCTTCTGGAAAGCGGACTACTCCCACGAGCATCTCAACGCGATGTGGCTGGGCGGTCAGACATTTGTCAGACGTGCGGCCCTTGTTGCGCTGGCCCTCTTCCTGCCGTTTTCAACACAAGCCGATCCGGCTCGGGATGAGTTCGTTCGCGAAGTAACTGTGACGCTCATCAAAAACCAAGCCAGTTGGCTGGATGTGACAAATCACGTCAAACAATCGATGGACGGCTGGAATGAATACCAACGTCTCGTGGAGGAGAAGCAATGACACCTAAAATCAAAAAGCTCATAGACCAAGGCCGGCTCTTGCCGATCT